TGCTGAAATTGCTCCTTAAAAAATTCTCCGAAATAAGTAGTACGTTAGTCATCTTTACTGTATTGTCTGTGTATCGTTATTGTTAAGGCTCTCAAAATCGATTTTAAACGGCTCTATGGCGATTGATTGCGGCACTCCCGTAATATCGTCCACGATGTTGCAGATCGTCGATTGTAGGGGCTGTATGACGGTTTTCTGATACAGTTTGAATGCATCCGCATATTCCTGTGAGTTGAATCCCGTTGTCTTTGTAGGCAGACCGAAAAGATTAGGTGTTGCCCTGAATGCAACGAACAGCTCGTCCTCCGACCTTTCCTTCAACTCGTTGTACCTTGTAGCGTGATCATTGGATTCTATCTTCTGAATCGTAACGCCGTGTTCCTTGTCTACGGCCCAATTGAGTATAATCCTTCCCGCGTTCTCGAAACCGCTGTACTTCTCGTTGAACTGTCTCTCTATCTCCTCACGTACCTCGTCGCTCGGTATGCCGTTGTTGAACGATACAATAGTATTGGGGGCGAAACCGTTATACAGATTATTGAGGTGGTATTGGTTTATGTTCTTCTGTATCTCTGCTGCGATTACCGCACTGCTCCAACACGGTACGGGATATGTCTGATGCTTGATGTTTTTGTAGAAGAAAATCGAGCTTGCAACGTCCCTCTTATCCTTGTCAAACTTCGGATACACGTTTACCTTGCAGCGTCCGTAGCTTTTCTTGTTTGAGAAATCCGCGCTGTAGAAGAACTGCTCGTTTTTCTTGTCGCTTCTGCAATTACGGAAATCCAAGGGATCAAGCACTGCAACGTCGCCCATACGGTTCCTCAATACGGAAATGTACGTGCCTCCGTAAATGAGCAAATCCAATGCCAATGAATCCACCAATTCCTCTGCCTGCCTGTCGGAAAGCATAGCGTTGTTAGACGTGATTTTGTCTCCCTTAACGTAGTCCTTAGTACCGTTTATGATACTCTGTAATGTAGATACGTTGGAATACAAATCCCAAATGTAGTTCGGGTATTGGTTACGGTCTCCGAACTCTATGAACTTCTGCCCGCGTATCTCCTTTTCCGTGTTCGTGACGATATTAGACTCCAAATACGGGTCTAATGCACTGAATGCCACGGGTATTTTCACTTCCTTATCCTTCATATTGAATAGTCTCTTTAGTATTGCTGTACTGCTTCTTATTAGGTGTCAAATCACCGATGATTATGAGTCCCCTCTCAATAGCGTCGATGGTATACACGTACTCCCCGTCTGGAACGTCGGAAAAATCGATCAAAAAATAGTAATAGTCCTTCAACGTCTTGGTATCTACCACGTCAATCTCCCTTATCGGGTCTCCGAAATCGTTGTATAGGGTCAAAGTGTGTAATGCAACGGTATTTTCACGAACTTTAGGGAAATAGAACGGTAATTCACCCTTTTTTACAAGAACTTTCACCATATCTGCACTGCTTTTTATATTAAATATCATAAAACTCGCCTTTTTTTCAACCCATAAAAAAAATCCCGTAAGGTTTTCGCCCTACGGGAAAAAATAATCAGGTTATATAACAATTCTAATGGAAAAAACTGTCATTTTACTGTGCGGGTGTGATACCTGCAACCACTGTGGCGGGAACCTCGTAAGGATATTGAGCCTCATCAACGTGCAATGTCACGCTGTAGTGGTTAGAATCGCCCCTTGCCTGTCCTGTAGCACCTTCGCCTGCGCTTGATGTCAGAGGCTCGGTAACGCCCAATGCCCAATACTTGCCGTTTGCATCCTTTACGATACCTGCAAGCTCGCTCTGTGCCAATGCCTGCACTGCAACACGCTTTGCTGTCTCCATTTTACCGAATGACATAACGAGGTCAGTACCGACATAGTTTGAATAGTTAGCGTCGTCAACGTTGAGTGTTGAAGTCATAGAGCCTGTTCCCTTGCGGAAATTGAACTCGTAGAAGGTAGCTGCACTAAGCACGCTTTCAACTTCTGTAGCACCGCTGTTAAGAGTGAAAAGAGCCTCGTTGAACTCGGTAAGCAGAACCTTTGTGATACCGCCCATAGAAGTGTCGCACGCGCCGTTGATACCTTTATTTAATGAATAGCATCCCATATCTTCTATATAAGGTTTAAATGTTAATTATTGTTAATTAATGGGGGTTTTTACACCCCCGTTAATCTATGTTTACGCCTTGGCGATATTACCGATAACAATCTCATCAGGCCAAGCAACCTGTACGCCTGCAATGAATTGGATAGCGAGACGTTCCTCTTGGTTGTCCTTTGAGTACCACATATCGAACTGTTCCTCGTCGCCCTGCATATCGGTTCCGTAGAACATATTGCTCAAGCGGCCTGCGAATATGATTTCGTTGTTGGCATCAGCATCGATAAGTCCGTCAACTGCAACGACCTTGGTATTAGTACCTGGGAGCATATACTCACCGTCCTTGTCGTTTGGATTATAGTGGTACATATTACCTGCAACCAACTCCTGAATAAATGTACGGAAAAGACCTGTACCAACAAAGATAGTGGTGTCTTCTTTCAATGCACGCTCAGGAATAGCGAGATAAACGCCCTTGATAGCTGTGTAAGCGGGTGTACCGTTTGTGAAGTTCTTAATAACGGCTGTGGATGCACTGTTGTTAAGAATAGTCAGGAAACCGTCGAACTCGTTAGCCTTGGAACCGTCACCGATCCAAATAAGTTTCTCAAGTTTCTCCTGTACGCGCTTCACGATTTGAGAAGTGAAATCTTCCTCGAATGGAACTGTCTTGTCACCTGCGGCAATCTTCACCTCGTAGTTAGCCCAAGTCTTCAAAAGCTTCTTCTCACAGAAGTTCATATTGACCTTGATGAGCTGAGGAGTGATTATACGCTGTGAAAGAGTAGTAGTACCACTTGCGCTCCATCCGCAATCGTCACCGTTCTGGAAAACGGGATCAGCGTCCATAAGGTTGAGGGCGGTAGGGCCCTTTACGCCTGTCTCCAAGCTGCACATTTTAGATGTCTTTGCACCAAGCACCGACTTTGCAATCAATGGAAGGCGATGTTCCTCCACATAATTGGGAAGAGAAGTAACAATAGGATTTGCCATAATGTTAATTTTCCTTAATTTTAGTTAATTTTATTTTATTAGTCCTTCAGGTACTTGGCGTACTCTGCGGCTTTGTTCTTACCTGTCACAATAGCGGATTTCTCGAATACCTCTGCAACGGGTTCAGCAACGGGAGCGTTAAGCTGTCCCTTAATTTCTTCGATAGCTGCTTTCAATGCGTCGATTTCAGCCTGCATAGCATCAATCTTTGCGTTCAACTCGTCCTCCTTTGGTTCCTCTGTAGGCTCTTCGACGGGTTCCTCTACGGGTTCCTCATCCTCACCCTCAACGGGCTTTTCCTCAACGGGTTCCTCTGTCGGTTTTTCCTCTACGGGTTCTGCATCCTTGATCTCTGCAACCTTACCATCCTTTACTACGATTACCTTGCCGTCCTCGGTCTTGTATTCGCCGTCTGCAACTGGATTACCCTCATCATCGGTAACTTCGATACCAACGGCAATCTCGTCACCCTCGTAATTCAGGTTTCCGTTATCTGTAGCAATCATACCCATCTCGGCAAGCAATTTCTTCAATGCTTCCTTAATTTTGCTCATAGCGGATTTCTCTTTATTATTTTGCTTCTTATATAATTCGTTTGCGTCCTTGAGTGTAAAATAGCCCTCCAATGAAAAGCCCCTGTACTCACCTGCCTTGATCATCTCCCATATCTGCTCATCCTCAATCTTGAATGTGGCGAACATACTGCCGTCATCAATATCCTCAAAGCCGACAGGGGTGATTCCCGTAGCCGTGTTCTTTATGAATACCTCCTCGCAACGTACTCCCTCCACGAAACAATTAGGGTCGTGGTCGAGATTTATGCAATTCTGAGTACCCATCAGGAACATCTTCTGTGCCATCTTACGTATGGTATCAGGGCTGTAACGTATGTAGAATTCTCCCATCTCGTCGTTCTTCCTGTAAATAGGATAGTTAGCCCTCATAACCACTCCCAATACGCGCCTCTGTTCCTCGTTGGTAATGTTATACATCACCTCCACACGCTTCTCCTGCTTGTTGAATGCCGTGAAAAGCGAATCAACTGCGGGGTCGTGTACCAATGAGATAGCCATAATGCCGTCCCACTCGTCTAATATGTATGCGTCGTATATAGGATTAGCCATATCTTATTGAAATCGTTTCAAAAAATAAATACACACAAATGTTAAAAAATGCAAAAAATGAGCGGGTATGCTCATATTACCCGCCCATCGTCTTGGCCTTATCGGTTTTTTTAACAATATTAAACCAATTTTAGAATGTCGTGCTGTTCTGTCTTACCTCAACTTGCCTGTCGCTCTCGGATATGTCAGTCTGTAAGATGTATACACGTGAATCACCCTGTTCACCGCTTCCGTTTGCCATAGGCAAATCCTGCAATGAGTTAAGGTCTGTAGCCTCGTCAAGCAATGGTGTAGCACCTGCAACTGTAATGGTCTGCTGTGGTGAGCCTCCTCCTGTTGAATCAGGGTTGTTCGGGTCGAACTTCTGATTACGTATGGTCTGTACCTGTGCATAGCCTGCAACCAATGTGGCTGCTGCATCAACAGCACCTATCGCCATACCCACCCAAGCGGGCTGATACGTCTTAACGTCATTCATATAGGCTGCAACCGCACCGCTAATCGTTGATACAATAGCTGCCGCAATCTGCAATGCCTGCATCCTCTTCCACTCTTTCTCAAGCTCCTTTGAGTCCTCTTCTCCTGCCTCTTTCTTGCGCTCGATTTCATCTTCCCAAGCGTCACCCACTGCACCCAAAAGTGAGCCGACTGATGACGTGAATGCAACCAAGTTCTTTGCATCACGCTGATAAAGCTTCTGTGTGGCTTTTACGTATCTCTCTGTAGCCTCTTTCTTCCTTTGTAGGAACTGTTCGTAGGTTTCGGCGTTCTTGTCCCAAGTAAGGTGTTGAAGGTCATACAATGCGCTTTCCTTCTCAAGATACTCCTCTGTTTTCTGATGTGTGAATCCGAATGTGGCCGCGAGATTGTTCATCCAATTATGTGAGAACATTGAGTTGTCTGCAAGCCTCTCCGCATATGCCTCGTTGATCTTCGCGTTTCCGTCCTGCTCCATCTGTACGCCCTCGGACAATATCTGTTTCCACTCATCACCGAACATACGCTGCTGTTCAGCCTCCCACCGCATATTCTCTACACGTGTCTGCGTCTGTGTGCGTTTAAGTTCCGTAAGCCTTGCCTCGGCATCTATCAGGTTCTTCTGCCACGTAGGGTCTGAGGCTATCTCTACATACGTCTGCATAAGCTCCCTCATCTTCTCTACGGACTCCCCTTGGATACGAACCATTTCATACGCATATTGCTGTGAGTTCTGTACGATGTCCCTGTTAGCCTTTGAGATAGCCAATGCGTTTTCCCTTGCGAACATACCCCAATCGGTCTCTGCCGCGTTCTTGACTATTTCCTCAATACCCTCGACGTAGGCGTTGTCGGCTTCATACAGGGATTTCTGTATTCCCATAAGACCTTTCCTGCCCTCGTCGTCAAGACTATTCCAAAACTTATTCCACGTATCGTGAACAAAATATGCGAGGTCAAGTACGTAATATTGAATCTCTCCGCTTGCATCCTTCACGGCCTGCGGGTTAAGCCCGAACTGTGCTGCCTGCTCTACGGCGTTCATATCCTGTGTCCTTATGATACCCTTCTGTAGGAATCCCTCGACATAGGTACGCATATTCTCCAACCTCTTGGCCAAGTCCTTCTCGCTGAATGCCTCCTTGTAGAACTGCTTGAACTCAACTCCGATGTCCTGTAGATACTGCTTGAAAGGTAATGAGTCGATCAGTTTCGTCATAGCCTCCGTATCCTTTGAAAGGAATGCGATGAAATCTCTACTCTGCATCATAGCAGCCGACTGCAACTGTGCGTGTTCCCTCGTCATCTCCTCGTTTAAAAGTGCCGTCCTTGCGTTGTAATACTGTGTATCGTATTTCTTCCTGTCGATGTAGTATTCCTTGGAAGCCTTCTTTGAGTTTATAATCTGCTTCAATGCCGCTTCATAGTAGCCGTCGGATACATCAGCCATAGTTTTGTACAGACCCCTGAGTTCTGCAAGATACTCGCTCCTTATTGCACGTAGTTTCTTAGCCAATGCGTCTGCGTTCTCTATCTCGGTCTGTGCCGTGAACTTAGCGAGTTCCATACGCTTGTCAGCCAACTGCTTTCGTAAGTCGTATTCCTCCTGCGTACCCTTTGCGACATATTTCAACTGTGACTCAATGTAGTCGATTTCAGCCTGCATAGTCTTCTTGGCTGCATCCTGCTTCTTCTTCTCGGCTTCCTTCTTCTCCCTCAATGCTGCATCGTTGGCGGATCTCTCCTCCCTTGTCAACCTTGTGGATGTCTGATTATAGTTCCTGTTGATTTCCTCCCTTTTTCCTGCAATTTTTATAAGGGCCGCTTCGATTTCCTTCTCCGCCTTCAACTGTTCAGCCGTTGAGCCTGATAATTGGTTCTGTGCCTGTAGGATACGTAATTTAAGTCTTAACTCCTGCTCCTCGATGTCGATGATTTGGTTCTGCCTCTTCTTCAAATCGTTGAGAGCCTGTCTCCTCTGCTTTGTTGAAAGGTTGTCCTTGTCGGCAATCTGTGCCTGCAATGCCGCAACGTCATTCTCCAACTTTGCCTTCTCGATAAGATTCTCTCTCTCCATCTTATTGTAGTTGGCCTGATCCTCGGCAATCTGTGCTTCAAGCCTTGCGAGTTCCTCCATTTCCTTTCTTGCGGCCTGCATATCTTTTGCCAATCCTACGCCCGCGTCAGCGAATACATCAACCAATGCGTTGAATTTATCCACGACCCAATCAACTGCGTCAGCCACCTTGTCAAGCACCCAACCCAATGCCTCGAATATACCGATAAGCAATTTAAGCTGTGCCTGCACTATAGGACTCTGTGCCGCCAACTCATAGAACTTGCCGATGATACGCATAAGCGGCTCTATCACCTTTATGATAGCACCTGCCAACTCCTCGAATACACGATGTACCTTGTCCATCACGGCCTTCATAGGGGCCATAGCCTTGTTCAGACCGTCAACGTTCTCCTCTGAAGATTTGAATGCACTTATGAGCTGCTGCAATGCCATAGCGATAGCCGCAATCAATGCGACGATAGGAACCCTCTGCAATGCGATAAAGCCGTTCTTCAATCCTCCGATAACGGGGATAAGGTTTCCCACGCTGCCGCCCATACTGTTGATCGCCGAATTAAAGGCTGATGAGTAGTTTCCCACATTACGTGAGAAAATACCCATACCTTGTTCTACCTCGCCGATTTTTCCGTTAAGCTCTCCGATTTCGTCCTGTGCCTTCTTCCACTGTTCCGTACCGACCTCCATATTACCGAACTCTGACTTCAACTCCTTGAGTTTTTCCTTCATACCGTTGAGTGAGTTCGTTGTTGAGTCGTATGTGGTCTTGCCCGCGTTCATAACCTCGTTGAGCTTGTTCTGCTTCTCGGCTATCTCCTCAACCGTGGCGTTGTACTCCTCGCTGCCCTTTTCCAAATTGAGCAACGAGGCACGTAAATCGTCAATACTTTTCTTGTATTCCTTGAGCGATATGTTTAGTACGTTCTGTTCTGCCATCTTTCTTAACTGTCTTTAACTATAGTTAAATATCCTTAATTGATATAATCCGCCTTGCTGCGTACCTTTACGAACACACATTTCGTAGGCTCGTCGCTTCTTGGGTCATAGTCCTTTACCTCGTTCAATACCCATAATGCGTCATCGAACCAATAGAACTGCCTCATAGCCTGCTTCGGATTCTGTCTCAGGAAATAATACACTTCCACGCTTTTTGCATCCTCGTCATACAGGTCGTTGATGTAGTTCCTCCAATATCTTCCGTATATCGTTGTATCATCCTCGTATGCAATGCTGCTTCCCGTGAATGATCCACGCGGTACGTCGAAATCGTATGATACGTCATATACCGTTCCGTTTGATGTATAGCACTTTGAGAATACGGGTAGCGTTGAAACCCTGTAGGCGATAATGCCCGTCTCGTTGTCGTCTATCTGTCCCGTAACGACTTCTCCGCTCTCTGCGGGACACAGCAGATAACAAGGCTTGTCTGCGTTCAGCTTCATCATAAGCGGTATATTGTCCGTTATCTGATAAGGTGCTGATACTGTCTCCGTCCTCTCGAAGAATACCAATGTGTTGTCAATGTCTGACACGTTATCATTATTCTTGTCGAAACAGCATATCTTCGGCCAATCGTATATCTTGGATACGTTTGCGTAGCTCTGTGCGCCGTACTTGTCTATCTCGCTTGACTCCAACTCCGTAGGGTTGTCGGGATTATCCTTCCATAAGCACCACTTGTAGTATGGTATCAATGCCACCGTAGGATATGCCGTGCCTCCGCTCATCTGAATCGATGTTTGGAAATACGGGCTTTGGCATCTGAATACTGCGACGTTCTTGTACTTCGTATCCTCGAATATGTTATTCCTCTCGCTGTTGAAATAATATCCTGTGTTGTATGAATAACCGCCGTATTCCTCTCCGTACTTCATCTTATAAAGCGTAGTGGCGTAGGTCTCAGGTGTCTCCAACGTGTAGTCGTACCACTTGTATTCCGTAGTCGTAGGCTTCACCTTCATATCCTTGTCCCTCACTATCTTGTCGGAAATGTCCAATGTCCTGTTGTTGAAATAGTCCTGCCTCTTCAAAATGGTAACTGTCCTGTTGACCGTATCCAATGAATAGCGCAAATTGAACAGTCTCGTGAATCCAACCAAATACTCGTATGGGCTTGCGGTGTCCCTGAACAATGTCGATTTCTTGAGGTTCATACTCTGTACCACGCTCGGTGAATAGTTGTAGTATCCGTTGATGTACTCGTCATCATCCGAACCCTCATAGAACTCATACTGCATAGCGGGTACATAGCAGTTAGCACCCGTTCCCGTTCCTATCGCTCCCCTCCAACTTGGATAGTTGCCTCCTACGGGGTGACTTGTATTGAATCCCCACACGTACTTGAACTCGATTATATAGACGGTGTGGTCGTGCGGCTCTGTCTTGAGCTTCATCTGAATAGGCTTCTGGAACTCATACCAAGAAACTGCGGGCGATGTCTTTTTCTGTAGCGGGTTATTGACCAATACCACGTCGTTAGGATCAATCATAGAGCCTGCAAAGTCCAAATAGTCCTTTGAGAATCTGAAACTTCCCGTAGATGAAGTCCAACCGTTTGAGAACTCGGTCTTTCTCGTCACCCTCATCTCAGGGTCGTATGAATACTGTGCGTACCACGGTGTATGGCCTGCCTCAACCGCCGTTGTTCCTGACAGATAATATGAAACCAACCTGTAGCAATATGCGCCGCACATAACGCTCGTACCTGTATAGTGGGCTGTACGTGTGCCTCCGCGTCCGTTGTACTCTCCCCAATAGTCGTAGTCTCCCTCAATGAAACACGTGTATCCGCTTGCGGGGAAATATGAAAGGTCTGCGCCGTTTGCTGTCATAAGCGGTGATATTGAAACCTCCACTCCTGGATTGGTGTATCCCGACTCTAAGAATTGGAATGAGTCGTTTGTGGTTATCCTGCCGTCAACGGGGTCTGTCTCGTATGTCCAGAACTTGTCTCCGACATAGGTCTCTCCCTTCGTATCCTTGTTCCTGTAGCTGAATATGTTAAGCGTAGTGTAATTGTAAAGGCTGATGTCCTTTGTCTCGTTCTCCTCGGAATCTGCAAAGTCCAACCTGTCGAAAAGAATCCAACTCTTGTCATAGTACAGATTAAGCGGTGTTCCGCTCTGTAGCATCTCTGCGGGCCAATTTATCGTGTATCCTCCGTTGTTTTCGGGGTTTGAAATAGCATCCAAAATGAGCTTCAACCTTACTGCGGGTCTTTGGTACTGTGACCTCAAGTCCCTTGTCTCCCACTCTGTCATATCCCTCTGTAGCGTCATCCTGCCATATCCGTACTTCTGCGTGTATGTAGTGGCTGAATCTGTCTTGAATGAGCTTGGGAACAGTGTGGAGTATGCGCTTGTGTATGAGCCTGAACTTGAGCCTCCTGAACGTGTAGTACCGTATCCTCTTCCCGAATGGGTCGTTGAAAAGCTTGATACGTTCACCAATACCTTGTCGTTGTCGAAATCGCCGTAGATACCGCTGTTTGTAGGTACTGCCGTAACCCAATTTGCGATGTGCATATCTGTGTCGTCACCAACGGGTACTGTATTTCCTGAATGATCAAC